GTCTTGTCGAATAATTGTGTCAAATCCACGATGTAAGAATATCATGTCATCGGAAGTATTGATTAAAATATCCCAGTCATCAATAAGTTCAATATCACGATTTATAGCATCTATTTTATTTTTTGATGTACCCTCAACCATAAATACTGATTCATGCTCATGGTCAAAGCCTTGCATACTTTCATCATCTTTATCAACTGAAACTAATATTTGATATTGGTTTGAATTACAATTACTTATAATGTTGTTAATACTTGCACGTGCTTTTTCAGGTCTTGAACGTGTTGCTAACTTAAAAAGTATTTTCATTCTTCAAATTTAATAAAATAGTTTTTATCATTTAATTCATTGACAAATATTTTACTATTTTTTTTTATTTCATTTATTTTTTCTTCATCAGTTAATGAACTTCTATGCTTTATACTATAATCCATAGCATAAAGATATTCCTTAGTATTTACTAATTGTTGGTAAGGTGAGCGTGTTAATCCTGCCTTGTATATTCGATTAGAGTAACCAGCATGTTCAAATCCATAACGACCATAAGCTGAGTTAATATAACCTACCTTATTTAATACTTCTCTTGTTATAAACATAAACACTCCACCGCAATCATTAAAGTGTTCCACGTTTCCTGTACGTGCTAAAACCTTATGAGTATGATTTAAGAATAACAAATGATGTTCGTTTGAGTTTATAAAGTATTCTGCCCATCCCTCTTTTATCGGGTAGCAGTCATCGTCAAAAAGAAAAATGTAATCGCAATCTTTCAAAGTTTTAAGATTTTGATTCTTTGAATAAGCAACTCCTTTATAACTTACATCCTCATGAATGTGTAAATGATAGTGTTTAGGTTTAACCTTTTCAAAGTTTTTCCTCCAGGTATCAATGTAATCAATTCTGTTTGGTGTTGTTGTTACGCCAATGCCGATTTTATAATCTGTTTTCTGATTTCGCTCCATTTGTTTATATTGTAATTTTCTTTTGTATATTCAGTTAGTGCTTTGCTTTTTTCATCAAATAATACTTTGTCTTTGCTTAAATTTCTAATTGCTTTAAACCAACCATTTACATCGTGGTTATCTACAAATATTGCAGTTTCTTTTGGAAACATATTATAAGGTAACACGTTTGAAACTATTGCAGGGTTTTTATGCGCTCCTGCTTCAAGTAGTTTGATTTCTGATTTGCACTCAGTGAAAATATTGTTTTGTAAAGGTATCAATGAAACATCGGTATAATTGTAAGCCTTACCGTATTCGTGTACCGGCAAAGAGTTTACTCGACTATATTTTAACATATCGAAGTTATTGCCACTCATAACGGTTTCATAAAAGTTATAATCTTTGTTATTATTCCAACCACCCAAAACAAAGCCTGTATTTAAATTGTGCCTGTATGATTTTAAAATAGGTTGCTGAATGATTCCAATATCTTTTGAATGGAATACACCAGCCACATAACCAAAGCGTGTTAAATCACTTTTAATCTTGTTTGGTTGCCATTGTGGATCTTCTAAGTCTAAACAGTTAGGAATAACCTCAACTTTTTTATTAAACTTGCTTATTTTGGTAGCCATTACTTTTGTGGTAGTAATAACTAAGTCTACAGCTTTTAATATTTCTTCTGTTTGCTCCTTTATCTTATATTGTTGGTAAACTTTGTAAAGGTAATGGTCATGAGGTAGCACCCACATATCATCTATATCAAATATTACTTTAAGTCCTAACTTATGATATTTTTTAATTAATTCAAGTGAGTTACCATGTACATCAATTTCACGTTGATAAACTACAGCATCATAGCCTTTTAGTTCAGCATCACTCAAAACCGATAAGTCAGGATAAACATCACATTTAAACTCGTTTAAATCACTAATCTTTGAGAATGGAACGTATAACCGATGAAACGATAGTCCATTTAAGTTACTCAGGTTCGCTTTGATTAAAAGTTTTATCATTTATTATTTGCTCTTTTATTTGTTTTAAATCGTAAAATACTGTTTGGTAAGGTATCTTTGTTTTTCTGCTTACTGCCTGGATAGATCCTAATTCTAAATATAACTTGAATAAATTAATTTCGTAGTATTCAGTATCTGTTTTCGGCTCACGATCAATAAAGTTATAAGCTGGTGTGAAATCTGAATGTTCAATACTTTCATCTATTAAGTCATAATCGTAATATTCAAAGAACTCTAAAAAATCATTTAAGTATTTTTTTTTAAACTTGTTGGAGTGCCACGTCATCCAAACAACAGTTGAAAAGTAATGTTCTAAGTTTCTAATAGTGTTAATATCTACTTTTTTTTCCAATATAACTAAGATAGCCTCTGAATGTAAATCATGTAACAAATTATGATTTCGACAGACATTCCTGCTTATTTGCAAATACTTTTTGTCAGTAAGCAGGTCGGTTATATTCATTTATGCAAAAGTAAAGAAACTATTAAGAAGATTGCAAAAAAAATAAATTGGTAATCACTTTTTTTCATTTCGTTTTATTTCAATTAATTTCATAAATAAGTCCCAGTTAAAAGTTCCTCTTACTTGGTTTACTTCTGTTTTCTTTACCCACCATTCAGCTTGGCTAATTAGTGATGTCATGTTGTTTTGTGTTTTCATAATAGTTGTAATTGTGTTGTGTTTGATTTATTAATTATTCCTAAAGCTGTTTGAAATATAGTTTTACCAGCTTCGTAATCTACAAGGTTTCGTGCCATTTTTAATACTCTTTGATTTCCTTTATATTTTCTAAAATCATAATCATGAAAATCGCATAGGTCTTGCATTCTTGATGCTTGTACTAAAGCAGTATCGTTTCTATCACTTAATTTATTTGGTAATTTAAAATTACACCAATATGTGTGTCTATCTCTTACCTGTGGATTAAACATAGGTTCATAATAAGGATTTACATTTTCAACAATCCATTTACCAAAAAAATGATGCTGCAAAAAAATTATTTCTTCATACAAATTCATATCGGGGTAACAAGGTTTTAATCCGTTTTTACCAAAACCCCAATAACGTGCTTTACTATGCGTAGGACATGGAGGTGAACTCCAAATAAAATCAAACTCTTTGTAATGGTCTAGTAAATATTGATGCGCATCTGCAACTATTACTTTATCATTTGGAAAACGCTCTTGGTATAACCTTGCAGCTTCAGGGTCTAACTCAACAGCTGTAACTTCAATATCTGCTACCTCATCCCATTTGAAACGATTACCTCCCAAACAAGCATAAAGGTTCAATATCTTATATTTTCTATTTATCATAAAAAATCTTCTATTTTATGAGTATCTAAATTAGTGTAAGTATGAATTAACTTTCTTAATTCTTTTCCGCATGATTCAGCCATTTTAATTCTCTCTTCAAAAGGCATATTGTCAAATTCTTGATTGTCATAAAGTTTATCCATTAAAGCTGATTGAAAAATAATTAAAGTATTCATAAAAGTACGATTTGACCAGTTAGGTTTACTTTGTTCTTGTTTAGGTTCGGAATTAATAACTAAAAAAAAATTAGCTGTTACTTCAAGTTCATTTTCTATTTTTTTAAAATATTCTTTGTATTCCATATTTGTCATTAATAATTTTAATTATTTGATATTCTAATTGTTTTGATGTTAACTAAGTCGCTATAAATATTCGCTAAGATGTAAGTTATATTCATAACATCATTTTAAAGGGTTTAAGTTATCGTATGTAAAAAATCTAAAATTTCTTTTGCTTTATCTTCTCCAGTAAAATGCTCTCTGAATGGATATTGCTGACCTTTTAACTTTAATCTGCACCCATTAATTTTTAAAGATAATTGTTTTTCTATTTTTTCAGCATTTTCAAATTCTTTATTAAATAATACTTTAATATTTGACTTAGTAAATTCATATTGATAAGTTATTACGTTTTCATTAATTATGTTTGTAAAACAAAATTTACTTTTATCATTACAATAATTATCAATTCTTTCATCAATAGATTTTGAAGTAATACCAAATTTATAAGCATTTAAAGTTGTATTATAAATTAAATAAACTCTATTTTCTTTTTTTCTTGTTCCTAAATAAAAGTTTGAATTTTTCATAGTTTTTTTAAGTTATCGTATGTTAAAAAGGTTCTTTGTCATTTAAAAATTCTTTATTCTCTTCCATTGTTGCTTGCTCAATTGTTACCCAACTATCAGCAGTATGAAATGTGCCATCTTCAATATATCTTCCTGAACTTAAATCATAAGTATATTCCGATTGCCCAATCGTTCCCCAATGTGAAAACTTAACCTTTTGAACGTAAACAAATGTTTTATTTTCAAAAGTTCGGTAAACCGATATTCCATTGTCTGTTTTATTATAAAAGTTTGAACTCCCAGCAATATCATAAAGGTTAGGTATTTCATATTTTCCAGTCTGTTTATCCTTATTTATTTTGCGTGGATGAGCAACTAAAAAACAATGAAGATTATACTGCTCACAAAATACTGATAATTTTTCTAAACTTTCACCTATGTACTTAGTTTCTGATTGATTGTATTTGTGTTCTAATTTATTCCACGCATCAATGACAAAAGCATCTAATCCGTATCTTATTTTTAAGTTTTTAATGTGGTCTAAAATACTTTCCAATGTGAAATCTTTTTCAGGCTTAATAAACCAAATTTTCTCATTCATTGACTTCATTGCCATTTTAACTTCCAAATCATTCATTCTGTTTCTATATTGAGAATCCCAACTTTTACCAATTATCTTTCTTGCTAACTTACTGAAATGTAATTTAGTTGGTTTATTTTCAGGTGAAAAAAAAGCTGTTTTCCATCCATGCCCCAGCATTAAACGAATTACCATTTCATCTACAAAGTCCGATTTTCCATGACCAGGTATTCCTGTTATTGTAGTAATGTAACCTTTTACAAAAGTTAAAAGTCTATCAAATTTATCAAATCCAATATTAACTCCCCTATCTAATCCATTTTCGTACAAATCAAATATTTCATTTTCCATATCTTGAATTGTAAACACACCCTCCAATGGATAATCTTTTGCATCCTGTATGCTTTCAATTATTCCTTGTATTCCAAACTTTTGTAAACATTCGTTTGCATCTTTACAATCTTTGAATGTAACCAGTTTACATTTTTCTTTTCCTAAACGAGTTGCAAACTCTTCTGTTAATTGTCTCCCAGCATTATCATTATCAAAACAAAGATAAATTATTGGAGTTTCATTAAACCTTTCAGAAATGTAATCAAAGTATTGTAAATTGTTATTTGAAACATTTGCGCCATTAGGAACGCTTAATACGTTTTTATAGCCACTTTTATACATTGATAAAGCATCAATCTCACCTTCTACTAAAAAAGCGTTTAAATCAAACTTAAATAGGTTTAAACCATAGAATATTAATTTAGCATCTTTATGCAATTTAAAATTCTTTCTTGCATCCCTATACTTAATGTTTATAAGTTCATTGTTTTCATCAAAGTAATTAAATTGAATTGTGTTTTCATCTTTTTGAGTTTGTGGCATCCATTCTAAACCTTCACTTATTTTCCAATCAGTAATTGTTTTTTGGTCTAATCCTCTTTTCTCAAACCATTTAATTGCTTTGTCGGATAAATCAGTTTTGTTTTTCCATTCAGGCTTAACGTAAACTTTTTCATCTATTGCAATTTGTTTAGGAAGCCACCCCTTCCAGTTACAATGGTTGCAATGCCAAACTTGTTTATCTAAATTAACTCCTAAACATTTATCAGTTTTCTTTTTGCGCTCATGTGAACATTTCGGGCATGTAGTGTAAACTTGCCCTGTATATTTTCCATTCGGAATAATTATATTGTAATCTGAATAATTCATAAAATCATTTGTCTTGGGTTAGTTGGATCGTACTTAATTTGTTTTTCTTTAATATGTGGCAATGTATTCAATAATTTATTTTTCCAATTTATTATTTCAGTTCCATAACCATCTTTCCAATTATTTTCAATCCACGATTCATATTTAAACTTTACAGCTTCAGTATCAACGTTTGGTTTTTGTTTTATTGCATAAGATAAAAAAGAATTGAAGTCAGGTATATCCTTTCCTTTTATTTCATTTCCTTTTATTTCCTTTATAGTATTAGGTTCGTTATTCGATTGTAATACGTTCGTATCTTCTTTTGCTTTATTCCAGCGTTTAAGTACTGATTGCCTTGCTTTATGGCTTCTTTCATCTCTTTCCTTTAATCTTCGTTCAACAGATAAGCTACCAAATGTATCACCATCGAATACAAATAAATCATAATCATTTATAACAGATATTAATACGCTTTTATCAATTCGTAAATCATACGAAATAGTATCGTAATCCAT